CCACATGTTCAATCTCGGGACTCCGTCTGACACTCTTGCTGACTTCTTCTCTCATGGTGAAGAGAGCAACCCTATCAAGTCTATTGGGAGCTTCGTTGGTGAGTCGATCAACCCGCTCTACACTGCAATACCTGACTTGATTGGTGGCCAAGACGCTCTGTCGGGTAAGCACATCACTGATACCTCTGACTATCTAGATCAGTTGGTGCCAGGTGCTAACCAGATCTCTGCCCTGTCGGGAACCAGTGTCACTGGGACTCTTGGCAATGTACTCGGTGGGACTGCTGGCCCGATGCTAGATCCTCAGAGAGCAACAGCAGTGAATGGCAAGACTGCTTGGTGGAATCAGAACCTAGCGAACTTCATGTCAGGACTCCAGATTCAAGACACTGAGTATCCATCATATCGCAGACTAGCAGGGAAGAGTAGTGGTGGCTGATGTCAACTCCACTCAATCTCCTTGACAATGACCAAGGACTTCTATGGAAACAACTTGACCAGAAGAGGCAGGATCGCCAGAACCAGCAGGCACAGCAGGATACTATTGTACCTGACGCTGCTAGTCTTAATGGCACTGACATTTATTCTCGTCTCAATACTATTCGGAGCGACAGTGCCTCTGCTGCTGCTGGTAGTATTGCTGCGGACAACACCCGACGTCAGTACGATGCAGCAGTACAGGCAGCAGATGTAGAGAGGCAGCGACAGGCTGCTCTACAGGCATCGACCGAAGCAATGAACTCCTATGCTGGCGGAGCTAGTAACTATTCTGGCAATGGACAGCAGGGTAGTTCCTGGGGATCTGGTGGATCTCAGGGAATCGCCAACGTTCTCCGACAGGCCGGGTTCCCAGAGTCTGCCATACCCACAATGATGGGTATTGCTATGGCAGAGTCGTCTGGTAATCCCAACGCGACTCATCGGAACAGCAATGGCTCTATTGATCAGGGACTCTTCCAGATCAACAGTGTGCATCAAGGCAATTCCTGGTATCCAAGCAATCCGATGGATCCTCTACAGTCTGCCATTGCTGCGTATAACATCTGGAAGGGTGCTGGTCAGACCTACAGGGACTGGTCTGTCTTCAACAGTGGAGCATACAAGCAGTATGTCCCTAACTCTGCTCCACCTATCCAGCCGTATGTCGCCAACACTGTCAATGGAATGTCCTATGCACAAGTAGGACAGGCGAAGGCATTCTCAGGAGTACCAACTACCACTGCTCGGGCTCAGGCTCTACAGATCTCACAGCAGGTACTCAATATTCCCTACGTGTGGGGCGGTAACTCTCTTGCGACAGGAGTTGACTGTTCAGGTCTTGTGCAGCAAGTGTATGCCAAGATGGGGATACAGATGCCCCGGACATCAGCACAACAGTCAACGACAGGTGTTCGTGTCGGCAGTTACAATCAGTTGCAGCCAGGAGACTTGGTGGCATTCAAGTGGGCAGGAGGCTGGGCAGGTCCTAACACTGTCTCCCACATCGCCATCTATATCGGCAACGGACAAATCATCGAAGCTGCTGGTGGTGCTCACGGAGACATCCGGAGTCTTGGCAATTCAGCACAAGACAAGGGAGCTATCTACATTCACACTCGATTCCCAGGAGAGTAGATGTCTCAACCTCCACAGCAGCCACAACCACAACAGCCTGTCGGCCAGGAACCTGTCGAAGAGCCAGCGCCTGCTCCTGGAGAAGTGCGCAGTGCACTATTGGCAAGCGTGCAGAAAGCGAGAACCGAACCAGACATGGCCGGACAGGTCTATGCCTCTATGGGTCTCAACACTCCTGTATCTCTCGCTGGATACCAAGACTCTGTCGCACGCATTAAGCCCGGAGACTTAGTTGGGTGGCATGGTGCCAATCAGCCTGACGGTAGATATGTCGGGAACATTGCCATCTACATGGGAGACAGGCAGATCCTGGAGAACTACTACGGAACCAAGAGAGTTCGGGCTCTGACTCCCCAGGACAATGTGTTTGGTATGCCAGTCATCCTGACAGGTAACGCTCCAACTGTTGATGACCAGACTCAGTTATCCCCACCAGATCCAGGAATGGGGACAACTGAGCCCGGCCTTGCACCCAGCTAGAATGGTGCTAGTCTCTGCATATGGACAACGCAATGGCCGCGTGCCGTGACAGTGAGCGTGCCTATCAACTGTCGTTCTCCCCGAGAGTTGAGGACAATCTCCGGATGGCGATAGACTATTGCAGAGACTGCCCCATCAAAACTAGGTGTCTCCTAGAGGCTATCAGCAGTGATGCCTATGGAGTATGGGGAGGTACATCTCGTGCTGCTCGGTTGGAGTTGAGAGCCAACGGACTCTACTAGAAGAGTCGTACTCTACTCTTCAAGAGTTCGTTGAGCTCTGTCAGTTTCTCACTGATCTCCACTAGTACTGCTAGGGACATCTCTTCATATAGCAGGTACTCCTGTCTGTCTACTGTCTCTCTAGCCTCCTTTGTCCAATCCTTCGGAATCACTGTAGTCATGGTGCCTCCCGTAGTTCTCGTTCCAGTCTTGTCTCGTAGTGTCCAATTCCGTGTAGATAGTACTCAACGTGGTTGTAAGCATCAACGGAGTGTGACTTAGAATGCGCGCCTTTAGGCACTCTCCCCGTATACCGCTGTGCAATAGGCTTGATGCTAGGGGCTTGCAAGTGAATAGACATTCCGGCGCGGGCTGCCCACAACCGTAACATCCCAATGACTTGAACTGTCTCGAAGTGAGATCCAATCTGTGCCTTCTCTTTCCCCCCGCGTAGAGCGAAGTCCTCTACTACGATGACTCTTGTCTGATCGTGGAGCATACGCTCCCTGTCGATGAGCCAGTCAGCCATAAGCCCGAATGAGACTGTCCCCTCATCTAGAGACTCTCCGTCGTCCCAGTTGACTAGTGCCCAACCTGTCGTGAATCCAGGATCAAACCCCCAAGCTAATCTGAACTCATTAGGCATTGAACAGTTTCCTCCGGAAGAATCTCAGCTTGTTGATTGAATCGTGACAGTCCGGGATAGCTCGGTGATCCTTCCCATCTCCCGGCATGGGCTCGACAGGCCCGTCAGAATCCATGACCCACGGCTCGTAGAGAGTCCTGAGTGTCGAGACATCTACAAGTCTGTGATGGAAGAACTTCACGAACTTCCAGTCCTGAATTGCCAGGAACTCCCTGTCGAACCAGATAGAGTTGCCAGCTAAGTGTGGCAAGAGTCCTGAGGCATTGGTCTCATACAACTGCTGACCTAACCAGAAGGACGCCTCTCGCAGACAAGTGGCGAAGTCTTTGGTACTCCGGTAACTCTCTGCCCACAGATTGTTCTTGTGGTGCATCTTCACGACTGAGTCATGGACACCGAATGGGACATCGTACTCCTGTGTCGTGACATCGTAGGTGATCTCTGGCCAGCAGGCGACTCTATGGAACGTAGCCAGGACATTGAGATCCCAGTCTGTCAGGACAATCCCTATCTCCAGAATCGCATCAGACGTCGGATCCAGGCCGGTAGTTTCGAGGTCGAGGAATGCCAAGATGGGTAGTGTGTGCTCCATGCTCCTACTTTCGTTGATCGGACATAGTATAGATGGTCGTAACCCAACCTGTCGGCCATCCGTTGATTCTCTCCTGCGAACATCTCTGCACCATATCGAGTCCAGTGGGTAGTGCAGAGATGTTCATTTGTCACGACAGCAGGTCTATTAGCTGCTACGACATAGACTCCCCAGTTATCCCACACTCAGTTCTCCTTGGCCTTGGCACGACGTAGCATCAGGCTATCTCTGATGTCTGCGGCTACAGCTTCCATCAGTTCTGCTGCATCCTCCAAGGTCATGTCGTCTCTACCAGAGAACTGTACTGAACCGTCAGAGTATACATGGATCAAGATGAGAGGAAACTGTACACCCTCTTCCTCATTCTCGTTCTTGTCTGTAAATCTCTGGTAGTCTCTGGCCATGCTGACTCCTGACTCTAGGCGGCTAGACTCCAAGCATGGACGTCTGCCTTGAACTTGACTCCGAACTCGTAGTCCACTGCCTCCATCGTCTCCTTGATGACAGGAGTGTAGAAGGGAACCAGATCCTCTCTGATCTCCCACACGATAGAGTCATGGACTTGTAGTAACATCCGACAGTCCGGGACATCTAGTCCCTTCTCTGCGCACCGGATCATTGTTCTCTCTACAACATCGGCTGCGCCTCCCTGAGTGAGACTGTTGTACGCCTTGTGTGCGTCTAGTTTCGGGTTAAGAAAATGACGGCTCCGCCCCGACCACATTGGCACTTGCTTATGGCGCAGAGCATAGTCCTGTGCGTATCTGGCGACGTGCTTAAGACGAGGATATGTACGGTAGAAATTATCCCGGATGGCCTGACCTTCAGTAATAGATACGCCAAAGATCGCGGAGATCCTAGTTGCACCACCGCCGTAAGAAAGACAGTAGACGAGTCGCTTTGTGTCATACCTACTCATTCCCAACAGTACTGACATCTCAGTGAAGATGTCTCGTTCTTCATCATTGAAGATAGCCGTGAGCATCGGGTCTTTGGAGAAGCTGGCAGAGAGTCTGAACTCTAGCTGGGAGAAGTCACCCTCAATCAAGACATACCCAGGTCTGCCAACGAAGCAACTCTTCATGCGCCCATTCCAGGGCTTATCACCTTCCCTCGGGATCTGTTGCAGGTTCGGGTGTCGACAGGACATTCTTCCTGTAACAGTTCCGTGCAAGAGGTAATCAGGCCGAAGACGCTGATCGGGCGAGAGCAAACGAACATAGGGTTCGTAGTTACTAGTCGTAGACTTCTGCCAGCCTCGGTAGGTGGTAACTCTCTTGGCTGTGAGGTCATTGCTCCGCTCAAGTATGTCATCGTAGACTTCCATCGCATACTTGTCGAACGATGGCTTACCTTTGGGAGTCCTCTTCACGACAGGGAGTCCCAGAATGTCTAGCAGTAGAACCTGCAAGTCATTGCCGCTACCAGGATTGAGTCCTCCCAAGAGTGCTGGGATCTTCTCCATCCAGTAGCGACCCTTGTCTGCCATCTCTTCACAGAGTGGCTGATCAATATCTACTCCGTGACCCTCCATAGAGATGAGTCTGTCAATCATCTTGGCTTTGTGATTCCACATGTCGCCAAGATTCTCTGCCTTCAGTTTCGGCAAGAGTTTCTGGTACAGTTGGTAGGTCAGCCAGGCATCCCATGTGGCATACTCTGCCGTACAGTCTGCTGGCATCTTGGCATAGCCAAGTATTTTCAAAAGACCTACGTACTCATCAGACTTTCTCTTACCTCCATCGTCTAGGTACATCTTGGTACAGGCATCAAGACTCTTACCTGCGAAGGGTCTGTTCTCATCCACTAGATGAGCCAGCACCATAGTGTCTACGAACTTTCGACCACGAGCCTTAAGCCCCAGAGTCTCCAAGGACAAGAGGTCGAACTTGGCGTTGTGGTAGATGACCACCGCTTTATCGAGGATCTCTTGAAGTAGAGGTAGGAACTGTCGGAGATCATAGTTCTGTTCCGGCTGGTTGATGTGTCGGAAGGGCAGATACAGGGCTGCGTAAGGAGTGGCAAGAGACACCCCATAGCATATACCTCTACCATCTCGGATGTCCTGTCCGTTAGTCTCCGTATCTATAGCGATGAGTGGTTCAGAAGATAGTTTCCGGACTATCTCCAATGCTATGTTTTCCCTGGCCAGTTCCGAAAAGAGCAACATCTGGATCCTCGTCTACAGTAAAGTTCAACTGTGCTGTACGGTGGAGGATGACTGGTGGACTCCAAGGACCTAATCGAATCTTGGTATTGACTGCTCTTATATACTCGACTTCTTTAGTTGTCTTGTCTAGACATGGCACGAACGTGATGACGAAATCGGCTTCTGCTGTGATGAACCTAGAGCCATAGAGATCGTCCATGTCTCCGGTCATATCTTTGCTGACTTGTGACTTCTTGCTATGGTGAACTGTGACTACTGCACACTTGGCATTCTTGCGAATTGCTTTGACTGTTGTGTTGAACTTCCGTGCTACATCATCTGTCCCGAGAGACTCACTGACTGCCATCGACAGGCTGTCGATGATAATGATGTCAGGATGTACTGCGTCGATGTCAGCCTGGACTTGTTCCATCATCTTCTTGTTGGTGAAGTCCAACAGTGCTGCGAGTGGTGCGATCTTGAAATGTCTCTTCAACTCTGATCTATGCTCTTCCAGATCTGTCATCGTCTCTAGGAAGTGCTTGATCTGTGCGTCCGCCATCTCTAGCGAATAGAACAGTACAGTCATTGGTCTACTAGAACAGTTCTTCCAACCTAGGAAATCTAGTTGTAGTGCACATGCAACCGACAGGCGGATCGCTAGTTGAGTCTTGCCTACGTTCGGTGGACCTGCTAGTATCCCGTACCCAAGAGTGGACAACAGTCCATTGAAGAACCATTCGATGTGAATGTCTGCTGCTAGTAACTCATCGAAGTCATAGATCCTCTGATAACCACCATCGACTTCATCAGTGATGTTGATCTCAACTGCACCGTGAGGATACTTAGCCTTGGCTCTCTCGATGATGTCGAAGTACCGAAGGTGTCTGTCCTTCCTGCGGTAGTACTTTCCCCACCGACTGTCGGCATCCTCTAGCAATACATAGATCTCTTCGTTCGAGACATCAGACTCGGCTGCATCATAGGCCACTCGCATAAGTGCATCGCTACGAGTGTTTGGATCTGGAACTCCCTCGAAGAGATCCATGAATCCCGCTATGAATGTGTTGTCTGCTAAGACCTTGTTGAGACTCGGCAGGTTCTCCTTGTCGATGAGACTACCAACTAGTGGTCGGAAGTCATCAGTTGTTTGGAAGCTACCTGTCGCATACACCCTGTCGGATGAGTCCTCTTCAATGAAGACATCGTAAGTCTCATCGTCAGGCTTGCCGTACTTGTGGTTGGTAGTGTACGGAACTCTGAGTAGCTGTCCTGCATCCCATCCTGATGGGTCAGACTTCACTGTGTAGGTGAGAGTCCGACGCATGTTCTCTAGCTTGTCGATGTCCTCAACAAACTCATCGAGCTTCCAGTACACATGTTGATTGCCGACAGAACTAGTCTGCACCTTGATGCTTGGCAGAGGCAGGTCGTGCTCTCCATACCATGAGTCATCTTGCGGTGCATTGCCGTCGAAGTCCAGACAGATGACACTGGATCCCTTGATCAGATCCTTGGTGAACTTCAACTGCTTCCGTGCCTCTGTCACATACAGATCAGGAGAGAAGTAGACTTCCTTGTTGTCTGCTATGTATTCATTGACCCTGTCGATCACCCCTCTTGCTTCCTCTGGCCAGTAGAACAGTTGAGTTTTGAAGTGTTCCTCTTTGTCTCTACTAGCGATTCGTAATACTCCAGTATTCTGTCCTAGGATCTTATCGAAGAAGTCGAATAGTTCCCGTTCTACTGGCACAAGTTAGTCCCATACGAGAGGCTTAGGCATATAGAGTTCATACCCAGGCGGAAGTACCATCTGTGGTGGAGGTATTGGAGTCCTGTTCTTGGCAGCGGAGGACTCTACTACTGGAGGGAAGAACTTCTCCAAACAGTTCCAGCAGTACCATCCTCTGATGGGCGGACCATGATAGCCCATACAGGGGTGCATGAAGAACTGATAGTATCGACTCTCACACTTGACACACCACATGACTCTGTTGGCCCATAGGCCACACTCTGCACAGATCGGGGGAGACTTGAACTCATTCATCGTGTCCCAGTTGAATCCATTGTGGTAGATCTTGGATCTGTCACATACACAGACCTTACCTTGGAACCAACCGTACTCTGTATCATCCATCTTCGTTGTCCACTGTACCATCAATGTATTCCAGTGTCGTGTGCCATCTCTACATGCTGTATTACTTTGTCCTTAGTAAAGACTAAGGCGAAACAGAGAGGACATTCATAAAACTCAATCCTGAGTTTGCCGTTGTCTATGAACTTCATCGTTGACTCTAGGTTTGTAGTATCTTTGCTTGACATGACTCTCCGACAGGTAGAAGGAGCCTGCACTGTGCGCCGCACGGACTTCAACCGTGTATGCGAGCCTAGGATCAAGCGCACAGTGCAGACAGTTAGTGCGGGGTACCAACTCCCGTTCCCAGATCCACGTCACCAGTCGACAGTCCCGAGGGGGGTGAACTGTCAACCTCTGGCCCGGTTCAGTTAGTTACTTGGCGATGTTGGACGGGAGTCCTGTGATGATGTTGACTCCCTTACTGTTCGCACCTTCGGTTGCACTGTTGCCGCAGCAGTTGTCCCGGAGAACATCGAGGTCAGAGTTGTTGATGACTCTGATGTCCTTGGAGTTCCAGATCCCTGCCGCATCTCCCACATTGAGATGTGTCGGAGAAGGCACATGGATGAATCGTCCAGGACAGTAAGCGAATGTGGCACCATTGCCACTGTTACCCTTCACGAGTTGGTACTTCATGTCATCCTCATCTTCTGGTTCTGGTTGTGGTTGTCCGCCGCCACCTGTCGAGCCACCGAGACTCTTGGCAACTGATGCGATGAATGATGCACTGCCTTTGATCTCGAAGTGCATCGGGTCATTGGAAGTCAGCCAACTGATGCTGCCTTGGAGCGGCCCGTTGAGGATCGCTTTAATGGCATTGTACTGACTACCCGACCATCCACCTCCACCACTAGGTCCGGTAGAAGTTCCGTTAGGATGCTTAGGTGCGTTGTAATCAATTGCAGTTCCAGAGGCGTGACATGAGAGGGAACCCGGATTGTTAACGTTGTCCCTGTATGAGTAGCCCCAACATCCGTAGCCAAGACTGTTTCCCTCCTTCATCATTGGCTCTACTTCGTTATGCAGTCTGTTGACTAGGTACACGAATAGAGTACTGACATCACCAGACTTCATACCACCTGCGTAGCCACCAGATCCGAAAGCAGGAGCACCTACTTTGGCACCCCAGTTCTTGTCGATACCAATTGCATTCGGATCACTGTTGGCTGGCCATCCGTTGTAGCTGTTACCTCCCGCCATCGAGACTCGCTCTCACGATACAGTCCTTAGCTTCAAGGAGCTTGCGAAGACCTGCTGACTTCTCAGGTCCGTTAGGTATTTCATCTTCGATCACATGAGCCAAAGACCAGAAGGGAATACTCACCATCTGTTGCTTATCAGGCAAATGCTTGTAGTCGAAATATCTGAGGATCGGTGATTCACTCACTCTTGGAAACCTACTCTCTTGCAGAGGTTAACCATTCCCGACAGGTCTAGGTTGGCGTACTCCTTACACACTTGGTAGATCTCGGACTCTAGTCTCCCAAGATCCTCTGGCATGACCATTGGATATGAGACTTCTAGGGTAGGTGGCTGGACTGTCGGAGACACTGACGGTGCCGGGACCGTGAGAAGATTGAAGGTGATGATGACTGCTGCAACAACGATCATCACGATCCCGACACCCATCAGGACTGACGCACTAGTCCAGCGTTGTGACTGCAAGAACCTTCCACTCATCGAGAGTCTCGTAGAGATCTCCCCGCTCTTCGTCGGAGCGGATCATTGCCACGGCGAGTTGCTTGGAAGTTGCATCCTCGATGTCGACTCCCTTGAGATACTCTTGCAGATCATCGTAGTCATCCACCTGTTCGGTGTTGACAGTGATGATTGTCTCTGCGAGGATGCGGACCTGGACCTGAGCCATGATGTAGTACCTTTCGTGTTCACTGCTGGATTGGACTGCTGACTGTGTGACTCTGTGACTTTGAGACTATAGACCCCCAAGGTATACTAGTAGTGTGTGGGGTACCCCTCCCACTCCCGGATCCACTCCTTGACACCGGCCCACCGAACTATTAGAAGCCTAGTCCCCCACCTGCCGGGACATCATCACCACCCTTCTTCATGAAGTCTGACAGTCCCGGATCTCCGTACACCGTGGAACTGTCGGTGCTGTATGAAGCATTGGCCCGAGAACGAGAGATCTTCTTGACCTGATTGTAGTCCGCGTTGTTGGACTGTTGAGTCACGGTGATGACACAGTCGATGCCGATGAAGTCCTCTGGCGTCAACTCACCCCATCGGTCCTCGGGAATCTCCAGGCTCCGGAGCAACAGTCTCAGGAAAGATGTGTTCCTCTGTCGGACATCAGTCTCCTGATCCTTCTCCGGCATGGTAGTCCACTTGCGGATACTCTTCTTGTTCTCATCCGAGAAGGTGAGCCACAGTCCCAGGTTGCCCTTAGAACTGCGCTCGATAGATGCCTCACTGATGGTGACCTCGTGAGTACCGACATCTAGTCCGAACGGATTATCTGTTCCCTCATCGAAGTTGACTTCATCGAAGATAGACACTGTTCTTATTCCTCAATCTCTATTGACTCTGGGATTTCCGGATCATTGTCAGGTACTATGACATTGACTGTGTTGTCTGGTATGGATCCGGCCAGCCATTCTTGTAATCGAGTGATGAATTGCGGATACTCTACTTGGGGCGGGAGTCCCCCTATCCTGCACTTCGCGTCTACTGTTCTAGTCGGGTGCACCTGTAGAATCCTGACATACTTCTCGTCTATCTCATTGCCTGTCAGTTGTGCGATGAGATGCAACGGTTGCTTGATCTTCTGTCCCAGCTTAGGCAAGAAGCTAGGAGACTGTACCTCTACGTTTCGATTGTCCTTATCCTTCCTCGTATGGCACACCAGAATCACATTGATCCCGTGGAGTGTGAGTAGTTCCATGTATGTCTTGCGAACTCTGTTGGTGGTTGTGTTGTAATCCGGCTGGGTAGGTGTGTCGGGATCCTTGGTCCTGTCTTGTCCTGCTCTGAATTTGAGAACTTCATCAAGTGCGAAGTCGGCCGCACTAGTCGCTTCATCCAAGATGACAGTCTTGAATCGTGTGATCGTCGGAGCCTCACTCTTGTAGCCTCGACAGAGAGCCTCGATCTGGTTGAGGTTGACGTACCTCATCCGAGTCGTTCGTCTCTTGAGTTCCTGATGATTCTCCAGACTCACCCATCCCTCTGCTGTGTCGACGTACAGGATCTCTTTGTCTGGCGGTGTGATGTCTTGGGCGATCATCAGTGAGTGAACTGTCTTCCCCACTCCCGACACTCCGTAAATCAGACCTTTGAATGTCGGTACTGCTGTGTTCAGACTCTCCATCGTCGCTTGGAGTCTCAGGAGATACTCTTCCATGATGGGCGATGTCTGTAGTACTGGTGAACTCATGAGTTCGTTTGTCCTCTGGTCGATGGGAGTTATCGACACTAGACTCTAAGACTTTGATAAAGAAGGTTCGTATGTTCCAGCAGATCAGGATATGATTGCTAGCAGACTCACCTATACTATTGCTCTTGACTTGGTAGTAGTCCCACTTATCTGGCTCACCTGCAATACAGAAGACCATCGTCTCGAAGATCCCGACAGGTTCCTCGCCCCAGTTGAAGTTGAGTCCCATCCATAGAGTCGAGACTTTATACTGACCGATAGTCTCCTGTGCCACGTACCTCTGTTCTGGATCCTCGAACAGCATTGCCCACTCTAGTAACTCTATGGGCTCACCGGCTCGGTTGAAGTGCATGAGGAACTTCCCGGACATGACTGACCTGACTCCCTGAACTCTGGAATGGTAGTGCCACAAGCGATACACTTTGCCTTGTATGTGGGTTCACCAAGACTGTTGTTACCGTCGTACCTAGTCCTCCAACTGTGAGTGTCGAAGATCTTCAGATCCAGTTGTTTCTGGTTCGAGTACTTCTCCCTCGACATAGTCACTCATCACTTCCTCTAGATCTCGTCTGCTCTGATCCATCTTCCTGAGCAACTCCATCGCAGGATCTCTGTTGTGGAAAGCTCTGTCGAAGCTAGGATCAGTCATCCTCATCTTCCCAGTCATCTTCATCTTCGAGATCCTCATCCCTGTCGGAGAAGATCTTGTCCCAGCACTCCTTGTGGGTACCTGTAATGAGCAACTCTCTCCTGTCGGGACTCCAACCCGGAAATATGTCCTGGATGTGAGGACTGTTCGGGGAGTTCAGGAGTTCGTACTGTGCTTTCGACAGCCGAACGACACTGGACTTGTGACACTCCGGGCACGGTGGAGTATTGACTAGGACTACTTGACTGTTGATTTGATCGGGAATCATTGACTTTCATCGCCTTCTCTATACCAATTCTCGAAGATCTCTGCTAAATCTGGCCACTCACTACCGATTTGATGAAGAACATCTCCTAATGGAGTGTCGTTAGCTACCATCAGATCGTAGATGTCACTACAAGCTCTCTCGATGATTGGATCTAAGTTAATCTTCTTCATCGGTACTCTCTTGGCTCGTAGAAGGCGGATTCGATGAGATCGCTGTCTTGTCCGTCAAGATCAGCAGAACACAGTTGTGGGAACTTGCACATGAGGCAAGCCTGCTGATTTCTTACAATAGAGCCCTCCCACTCTACTAGTGGTAGTGATTTCAGGTGAGTGATGCGCTTAGCAACCATCATCTGCTCTCGCATGACAGTTACTACCTTTTTGGGAGACAATGCGACATTAGTCCGCCGGAATCGCTGACTTGGGTCGGAATTGTTCTCTTTGGTGTTCCGATACCGGATCTCGTTGTACCAGACACCGTCGACTCTCTTACCGAGCGCATCTAGAGCAGCCCAGTACTTCGGCAACTGTGGATTGAGGTCGATCTTGTCGACACTGAAGAAGTCATTGCAGAACTTGTGATCCCACGCGAGTATACCATATGGCGGATACTCCAAGATGACATCTATCCGGATTGGCATGACGAACTCTGACGTGAGTTGTGCGTCATAGAGAGTCTCGACATCTAGGACCTTGATTCGGTCCCAATCAGTGTCGTAGTTGTCCCAATACATCCCCAGGAGCATGAGAGTCTCTCTGAGCAGCTTCTGTTCGTCGAAGACTGTGTATTTCTTCATCTCTATCTTAGCGGCATCTTCTGCGGCTTCGATAGCTGAATCCTCGGACCCGCCTAGTTGGTGGACCCGATAGTACTGAGACAGGGCTACGTGCCCGACGTTGCCTCTTGCCAGTGCATCACTAGTGACACCACGACTCTGGATCTTCTTGCCGTAGGTGTAGTAGTGCTTTCGCTCACAGGAAGTGAATGCTTCAACCTCACTGTGGCTGGACTTGTCAATATAAGACAAGGATCTCCCCTTCTACTCTTGACTGTGTGACTCTCGACTATCCTAGTATAGCAGGTAACTAAGGTTTTGTCAAATCGGAGACTGTTGGGTGAACACTTCCTGTTCGTAGATAGCGTTATCTCTTACTATCAGGATCCCTCCTGGCTCTTCAAAGTACGGATTCACTACTGGGAGACTCACTCCTGGATTCTCGTCGCTTCCACTCTCTGTATGGAGGTCGCTCTGACTTGGGAGAGAGGAACCACTTCTCGTTTCCGAGGATGTCTGCTCTGTCGGCTCTGTTGATTCGGTCATGAGGCTCACACTCTCTGCCATCTGTCGGGAGATAGTTCAGGTTGTCTGCTGGTCTGTCTCCGTAGAATGGGTCATTGAGTTCGTGCCATCTGTTGTGACAGAACTCGCAGATTCTGTGGAGATTGATTCCGACTTCGTTGTTGAGAGTGGACTTGTCAGGTCCATGATGTAAGTCGGCAGCAGTGTTTCCGGCGCAACCGACAATAGGTACGACGCCGCCTCCTGCGTACTCAAGCAGTGCCCACTCGCATACATATCCCATTGGAATCTTAGCAATCTTTGCAGCCCTTCTTCGACCAGCACTGACTGGGTTTCGCATCTCTGAGGCGTCAAGCTCTGGTCTTCCGACAGCTGATCGCTTGACTGTTCCATCTTGATTGACTCCCAACTCTTCATCTCGACCTGATCCTAAGAGCATCGAGCCAAGAGTCACTCTGCCATAAGTCCCGAGACAGCAACACTTGTCTGAGTCTTCTTTGGGATCCAGACACTGGAAGCAGAGTTCGACTCTGCAATAGTCACAGACGACATCAGTCACTGTCTAAGAGTCCTGCCCGGTTGCCCCGGCTGAGCTTTCACCTTGACGGTTACACACTCAGCCGGGGTACCTCTAGTCCGATGGGAATCCTCACCACTCGGAAGCTGGTAAGGATAGTGTAACCCCTAGAAGAGCGGCTTGTCGCTCGTCTGAGCGGGTGATTCTTCGGACGGCGGAGGACTGTCCGTGATCGGATCCTCTGTCGATCCGTCAACTTCCGGCGCATTCGTGGGAGATTCCGGGCCGTCTTCCTCGACTGCCGGGAGCCCGAGGTACGCCCGAGCGTCGAAGTCTTCCGGCGGTGGCTCAACATCGGGACCAGACTCATGTCCCTGAGCTTCGAGAGCCTCCTTCTGTCGGAGCAAGACCTTGTCATCTCCTGGAGTGTCAGGAACAAATCCCTGGAGAGTCACACCCTCCGGGATATAGTTTGCATTCACTACAGGGACATAGAGTTCGTCCTCCGGCAGTGCCTCCTTGGTCTCACCTGTCGCACCACCCAACATGGGAGTTGCCTTGGTGTCTGTGTCTTCCACTACTGTCTCCTTGACTAGAGTTGACCGGTCTACCACCACGTAGACAAGAGAAGCGTATCTCCGACAGGACAACATGTCAACAGACTAACAGTTGTATTCGTACTCGCCTTGACTTACCAGTACTTTAGCGCAGTCTTGATTACCACTACTGTTGCCGTTACAGCTAGCAACAACAAACCCAATAGCCACAATACAAACCAGAATAGCAACCACTCCGACAAAGGTTCTCTCCTTCTCAGCAGCCTTCATTGTGTACTTCTCACAGTCACAGTTCTTCTTCTGACAGTTGTTGCCTGGAAACTCTCCCCAGTAGTGCTTCTCCCTCTTGTGATTGCAGGTGCTGCACCGATCTTCGTAGCCACTGTTATCGCTCATCAATAACCCTTCTGACTGTATCGTTCTTGACGTTTAGCATCTCGACATACTCGACATCTTCGACTGTTGATCCCATATCTAGGATCAAACTCTATGACAGGAATCTGTTCATCCCATCTATGGCCAGCATTGCATGTCTCTGACCTCTCTCGTGCTCTCCTGAGATTCTCTCGATGAGTGACTGGTTCGAGATGGTCAGGTCGAACGCACAACTTGTTGTTGCATGTGTGGTCTAACTCTAGATTGCCAGGAACAGGTCCATTGAGAACTACCCACGAGAACACATGAGCAGCTACTGTATACTTTCTGCCACGGTACATGACATTGAACTGACCTCGGCCCTGATTAGTGGACCCAGACCATAACCAACAACCATCAGACTTATTGACGTGCGTCCAGAAGATGTTTTCATAGTCTCTGAACGCACGCCAAGCAGTTGTCGTCATGCAGTTTTGTCGAACAGTTCGGCGAGTTGGGCAAAAGAAATTTCAGTGTCGAAGCCATCGACCATCTTCTGCTTGGCCTCGATCAGTCCTGCCATCCACTGATCAAGACTTCCCTTGCCGATCAGTCGTCCGATGTGAACGCCAGTGTCCTCGGTCTGTCCCATGCGCTGAGTCCGCTTGTAGCTCTGCGTCGCCATGCCATGATTCCACTGTTCGTCCAGGATGATTGTCTGAGTAGCAGCAGTTAGGTTCAGACCTTCACCACCCAACTGGTAGTGTGCCAAGACTCCGTTCCACTTAGCCTTCTCTCCGAGACTTCTGTCGAAGTTTCGCTTGATAGCTGAGCGCTCTGATTGTGGCGTACCACCGTGGAACTCAACTACCTTGTTGCCGCGCCGCTTGCCAAGCTCAATCAGTGGTTCACGGAACTGAGAGAACACCACGTACCTGATGCCAGCCTCATCGAACTGATCCATCAGATCACATGCCCAATCTAGTTTCTGAGACTGATGGAACTCTTCCGGGACAAACTGCTCTTCAACAGTGTCCAGTACCTTGTCGTAGTACCGGAGCTTGATACCTCCCGGCCACACTGTTGCCTGGCGCTGCCTGGTGATGAGCGCCATGATGTGATTGATTCCGACAGCTTGCTTCTCATTGATCCGGATCTGTGCATCCCGGACAAGAGTCTGGAGGATCTCTGCCTGCTTCTTGTAAGCAATCGGATCCAGCTTGATGTCATGCACCTGGACATCCTGCGGCGGAAGAATGATACCCGCATCTGCGATAGTCCGACGGAGATACATTCCCTTGATTTTGTTGACCAGTCGAGACTCTCCACCAGTAGTCCACAAGTACTTGCCGTCGTAAGTCTTGTAGGTGTACTGGTAGCGGAAGTCATTGAGATCTGGGAACAAATCATCACGGCACAGATGCAGTGAAGCGAAGATCTCTTCCGGCTTGTTCAGGATGGGAGTGCCAGTCATGCTCATGTAGTTCTTGACTGACCTCACGCCGATCACTTCACCGTGAGCAGGACATGACACTCGCCTCGTGTTCGGCAAGTCCATACGACCAGATGCATGGAGCGGCATACACAGTTCGCCACACTCGGGACAAGAGTTGTGCGAGTGGACAATCTTCTTGACAGCCTTGAAGGTGCTTGACTCAGTGTTCTTCAAGCGATGAGCCTCGTCACAGATGACAGAGTCGAACTGCCATCCGACTAGCTCGTTCACAACTGCCTTGCTCCGTGGCAGGATCTCGTAGTTGATCAGAACAGTGATGTCCTCTTCGGCACCAGACTCGATCTGCTGTCCGTAGAAGTCCAGAGTCTCGAGAGTCTGGTTAGTTCCCAGGTTGGCAACGTTGATGACTAGCCTGTCGGGAGCCCACTTGTCACACTCAACCATGAAGTTGTCACACAGATCACCAGGAGCAATGAGCAACACAATGCCCTTGGAGTCTCCCATTGCCTGCCATGCGTCAAGACTCATGATGGACTGGAGAGTCTTGCCAGTTCCCATCTCATCAGCCACGATCACACGTTGTGCGGCAGCGATGAAGTGCATCCCATCCAACTGATGAGGCAGTGCACGATCCCGCCAGTACGCCTTGGCAGTGAGATCATCGAGACTCTGACGCCTGTCTTGTTCCTTGCGTTGTGCTTCGAGCGCTGCTGCCTCAAGAGCCATCTTCCGCTTGAGTCGCTCGATCTCTTCTTCCAACAGACGGTTAGCCTTGGAAGTGTCGAAGCGCCGAGTGTCATACTTAGACCTGTCGGCCTTTAGCCGCTTCTTCTCTTCGAGGATGAGTCGCTCACGCTCTTCGATAGCTCGCATCTTAGAGTCGTAGGCAGAGATCTCGAAGTTGATTTCCATGAGCACTTCACGATTAGACTCGATCTGAGTCTTCAAGCGTGCGATCAGTTGCTCAGGAGTCTCCTGCTCCGCATCTTCCTTGGCGAGTCGTGCCTCATGCTCTTGCTTCGACTTGGCAGACTTCTCCTGGTCAGTCATTGCGGACTGTTCACGCTCATCGGACTTGTCTGACTTCCCGACAGTCCAGTTGGACCAGAACTCCGGGAGGTCGGCTTCGTTACTCATTAGTGGTGTCGCCTTTCGACTCTGTGACTGGATAGTTCATTGCGTGGGACAGTCGGACTCGAACCGACAGGTGGCCTGGTTACCTCTGCCCCGATCCATACTACTTGGTACTCTGCCTGGCGTACTCTGCCAGATCTTCACTGCTGATCGTGCTGCGATCCAAGAGAATGAACTCCATCCTCTTGTCGATCGCAAACCTTACTACGTGTGGATAGACGTCAATCTCCGACAGGATGGATGGATGATTGTTGTCCTTGCCTCTTGATACTGTCCGAGATGATGTCTGATAGAGCTTGATCAGTTTGTCATCAATCTCTTGGACAGTACCTTGACGATACTTCCATTGATCTCTGAATAGGAGGCCCCTGTCGATGACAAGTATCTCGTCACCTACTCTGACTACCTCCGAGTCCGAGATCTGTTGTGATCTGTAGAGGATCATACCTGCCACCATGCAGGCTCACACAGGTAGAAGACTGTGAAGTCCTGCTCCAACTCAGTGAGAGTGAACCGCATCCTGTCTTCGTACTCCATCTTCTCAGCCTTGCCAGTCACGATGTTCCGCATCTGTCGGCCAACAGCTTTTAACTCGAAGACCATGCCATTGTCCGTACCTGTGCCGAAGTCAGTGTAGGCGAACCCTACCCACACACCTGATGCGATGAGATAGTTGCCGTGCTCATCTGTCGGCATTGTCACTGACACTGTGCTACCCACTACGAGAGTGTTGACTTCCTTCTCTGTGATGGTCACTTCTTCTTCCCCAGCTTCTCGATGACATGCGGCCAGTTGCCGAACCTGATTCCATCAGTCATCGTTGCCAGGAGATAGTCAGTGACCATCCTCTCCTTGTTGTGGTCTGACTCCTGCCACCTGATGTGATTGATCTGTCGGGAGATGATCTCTTGATCGTGCTGGCCGGGGCACAGTAGCCGAGCAGCCGACAGGAGTTCGATGTTCACTGCTAGGTAGTCAGTCTCTTCCATCACTTGGTTCCATTCCGCTTGGTGATCGGTGTGACTGCACTTGCCGCACCTAACTGATCCGACAGGGCTTCCATCCTCATGACTTCTTTGTCGTGAGAGTCTACCTTGAACACTGCCAGGTAGTTGTCTCCGTAGGTGTAGTGTGGCGATCCGTACTTGACACGCTGACTGAGAGTGAAGTGCTTGAACGTGTCACATCCATTGTTACAGATGAGAGTGACGTTGTAGCCCTTGGCTCTCTTGTCGAATGGAGCAGTGTACGGCTTCCACGCATGGCCGAATGATCTGCACCAGATCGCACCCTCTGAGAACTGATCTACACTCTGTGCCTTGTGCATCTGACTCCTGACTCTTGACTGTTAGGATGTCTGCCATTTTGAACAGACCTCCGGTGGAAGCCCCAGTATAGCAGGTCAACTGAGGTTTGTCAAATCGAGATGAGTTACTGTCTAGGAACTACTAGTATAGGCTATACCATCTGATCCTCTGCCTCATGCCTCCCGGCTGATTAGTGGGCCCGACTGTTAAGACTTGGCTGACTTGATGTATTGTTCTAGCTTCTCGACTATGCGGGTGTAGTGTGCACTTGTGTTGTCTGTATCACTCACCTGCCTATTGAATGTAGCTGAAGGAGTCTTAGAACGAATAGTCTTCAGCAAGATAAGAGTTGTCTTCGCTGCATTGTAGAGATCCCACCATTCTTGGGGTGTATCCTTGCGCAGTGACAACGGTACAACTGGTGAACCATCCTTCTTGCCATCTATCCAAGAGGCCAGTTGACTAGTCTGTGTCTCAGTTAGGAACAGTGAGAGTCTATCCACTAGGTACTTACTGTTGAGCGGCTTCTCTCTGTTCGTATCTTCTCTTGGCTCCGGATCGAACGGGATTCCATCAGGCCATTTACTTGAAGTCATGATACCAGTCACGCGATTCCTGATGAAACACTCTGGGTAGTCGTTGTAAAGAGTTCTCCTAACTGATGCACTGGGTATCTGTAAGGCGTTAGCTATCATGTCTGCGTTGTAGACAATGTTGAGTTTCTCCTTCTCGTTCTTGTGCAAGAGTCTGATCATCTCTTGTACACGTTCCTTCTTGTTGAGAGTTGGCACTGTTCCTTCCTCAAAAGAGATGTAGATGAGATGGCGAGATGATTACTTTAGAATGTGTTGACATCCGACTAGTCGGTAAAGAGACAGAGAGTAGTTGGATGTCACTGTGTGTTAGGGGGTGCTCTGCTCATCTCTAGATTATGGCAGATGATGAGCAAGTGAGCAAGTTGTCGCTATGTTTGCTTGGTGAGCCAAGCGTTGCAGGTCAGAGACTGATGGGAGACTCTTAAGAGTCTTAGACTGTGGTGTCAGGATCTCATAAACGGATTTTATTCATCTCTTTCTGAGCGTCGTCTGCATTAATGCGAGCACCGAGGCCACTTTGGGGTGGCCTCGTGCGACGCGCTTCCTTGAGATAAAATAGACTCTTTGGAAACTGATGGTAGGTGAGACTCTAATTCAACTGAGGTAACGACTCACCACTATGGTGCTCAATGCGCCCTGTCGGTATCCACATGTGGGAGTGGATAGGTGCACAGAGAGAACGCGATCCAACTAACTGTTGCGTGACCGATAGACTCTAATCGACACCAGACAAGAAAGTGGATGCAAACTGCCAAGACAAAAAGAAAAGGCCCCGACCCCGACTCGTGAGAGTCAGGGCCGGGGCCGGAGAGTCAGACTGTGACGCGCGTCACTTGCGGCCGGGGAACACTTCGTCCCACCAGACCACGAGAGTCCCGAGACTGAACGCGCCGACCATCATGAGTGACGCAATGAGATCACGCATCGGGTGCACTGTCGGTAGCCGTGTCGGTGCTGGCGTCGTCATCCGACACTGTCTCGTCAGTGCCATCGGCACGCTTGCGAGTGATCGGCGCGGCCTTGACCAGAGTCACGCTGTAGCCCTTGTCGTTGTAGGTGAACGACAGAGGGAGTGAGTCACCGGTGTTCATTGCTTCCCAGTCAGAGCGCTGGTGAGTCGGGAGATGCTTCAAGATCTGACCAATGAACAGATCACGAGACATGCTCGGGATCTCAGCCACTACGTCAGTCAGGATCGGCGACTCCCCGAGATCCTTGCCATTGACAGTCGCAGCAGAGAAGCGCGGCCGCCACTGTCCGGACTGACCCGACTCCCGCGCTCCCCCGATGCTCGGGATCTCAACGTCAAACTCAAGGCTGAGTTGATTCTTGGCATTGCGCTGCGCATCCCGAATCTGCTTCACGCTCGCAGTCCAGTCCTGCACTGCCTCTGCGTGCTCTTCCGCGCTCGGGGGAGTCTGATCGGCGGGCAACTGTTCCGCTGACACTGCCTCTGCGAAGTAGCGCTTGACTGTCTCAGCAGTCGCAGCCTTTGCCTCATCCCGGATACGCGCGGGCTCCTTGATTGCCTCTGCGTATGCCTTGTCAGCCTCTGCGTCCCTCTCAGCAGCAGTCTTCACCGCGCGTCGCCACTCTGCGGCCTGCTCTGTGTTGGAAGACTCCAGCTGAGAGATGATGGCGGACTCACCGGCGCGGTAGCGGTTGATGATGTCCGCAACCTCTCGCATGGTCTCCAGCGCGTCCCTGACAGTGCTCTTGATGGCACGCGCGGCACGGCGAGTGTTGGATTCCAGCGCGGCTGGCATGTCCGGGACCTTGATTGCATCGGTGGCCATTGTGGCGCTCCCTCTGATCTTGAGCCGCTCCGATCGGGGGTGATCGGGGCTGACTCTGTAATGCCCTTCGATCCTATCACAGAGTCAAGCACTGGACTAGCCATTGTCAGAGTCTCCAACGGCCTGAGTGACAGTCTCCCGCGTCCCGAAGGGTCGGGGTGCCATCGTCCCCGGATCCGCGACACGCCCGGCAGAATCGTTCTCAGGGCCGGGACACGCACACCACGGCCGGGTGCCCGCCGGTCGGATAGAAGTTGATCATGGTCAGACTCTCGAACGGGTGACTCTCGGATTCACTCTAACGGGTGAGACAGTCGTCGGTCCGAACTGTGTTGACTGTCAACAGTCGACATGTCGTATCCGGAAAAATTGGTGGAGCCGGTTTGTTGGGTTATCTTCATCGAAAGTACCGAATCCTCAAACTATACTAGTTTCCTTCTTGACAGAGTCTTAACTGTCTGTCTATACTAGTACTCATGGAAGAGAATCCCATCAGACGTACCAGAAGAGATCTCCGCTTAACACAGAAGGACTTATCCGACAGGTTACTAGTGACTCCCCAGACAGTCTTGATGTTGGAGCAAGGACTGTTCAATTCAGTCCCCATAGTGATCCAACAAGAACTACAGATCTCGAACATCGAGTATAAGAGATGGGTCAGAACCATGAGACACTATAACTCCCGACACTTCAACTATGCGAGGACTAACGAAGGCTGGGTGACATTCCGGCTGTCGGTTAGCAACTCCTTCCGTGGGTTCTGTCGGATGTTAGTCTTTCAACCATCTATTCTCCGGGAGTTTGAACTCTCCCGTCAAAGGAACCGTCAGTTACTTAGTGAGGCACTGATTGATGTCGGGATTCGTGATGACAGCTTGAACCAGCTTGGACTAGTCACTAGAAAGGAACTCGCTAATGCCTCGTGAACTAACCTCCCGTCTTGCCAAGGAAACTGAAGCAGCGCTTAAGACAGCGAACTTTGGAGTCAGTCCGCTAGACAAGTATTCAGTACCACCCAACGCACGTCGAGTTCCGGGGCTAACACTCCCGGGGATTCCACGCAAACACTTCAATCAGATTATCGAAGTCACCATTCTTGAACACGCACTGTCGGACGGGCTGTCGGATCTTACGGTCACAACAGTCCGTCAGTACGCACCACACTTAACTAGCGATGAGATCTCGAAGGTCTTGTCGAGCAAGGAGTACCATCAAACACTAGTACTGCGTGGAGTACGAACTGAGGATCCGTCAGGGAAACAGCACCTGTCGGGAGAGCAGATGTTGGCACTTCAAGCATTGACAGATCTTAGTTCTTCACTTACGCTGGAACGTAGATTGAAGAAGGCAGGAGTTACTTGGTACCAGTACCAGGCATGGTTGCATGACCCACTGTTTAGGTCACACTTGGATGCCCTGTCGGCTAAGGCTTTTAACTCAGCAACTGCTCAGATTGACATGCAACTAGCTAGTGGTGCACTAGAAGGACGCTTAGACTTCATCAAGACTTACTATGAGATCACAGGTCGTAACTCCCCAGACCGTAAGGCGCACCAGGACGTACAGATGATTCTCAATGCCGTTGTTGAGATCGTCACGAGAAACGTCAAGGATTCACAGACACTTAGCCGGATTAGCGCCGAACTGTCGGCTGTCGTAGCAAAGCTCGGCTAGAGAGGACCTGTCGGATGACAGAACCAGCAGTGACTACTTACACAGATAGACTCGGGATGAGAGTTCCCGGCATGGATGATGAGTTAGATGCTCTTCGTCCGAACTGGGATCGCCTGGATAACACTATGTCAGGTGCGATTTGGGTAGCAGATGGAGTGACTCCTGAGAACAACTTGCTCTTTGAGGGAGCATTGATAGCGGAGCGGAACTCTGGGAAAGTCTGGAGAGCAGCCAGGAATCAGTCCGGACAGTATGAGAAGAAATGGATCAAGTATCCCTGGATCATCTGTGCCAACTCACAACTAGTTGACTTCGGAGCTAACGACGTAGCAGATCATCCTTGGGGCTTTGATTCAGTAGATCTGAACAACTGTGTCAATGCCAACCTGTCGGATATAGTAGGTACTTTTATTAAGGTACCGATTCATGGTCTATACACAGGCACACTGATCGCACGGTGGGGACCTAACATTCCTGCCAACGGGACTCGTAGAGTTTGTGCCATGTATGATGGTGCAGCAGATGCTTATAACTCCGAAGTCTTTAAGATTCCAGCATCATACAATGCCAACGGATATGCCATCTGTAGTACCAAGTTTGAGCGAGAACTCCTGGCTGGGCAGACTATCATTCCTAGTATCTACCAGACTAGTTCCCAACAAGTAGTGAAGATCCAAGTAGTAGCAACTGTCGCACTAGTGAGGGCACTGTGACGAAGATACAAACTCCTAGACTCAAGCTCACCAAAGAGTCTGATGATGAGTACATAGATCCGTTTCCACTGAACTGGCCTATACTAGATACCTACGCAGGTGGGTTACTAGTTGCGGACGGAGTAACTCCTGCTGATGTGAATCTCTACGACGGATGTATCGTCACGGAGCAGACATCAGGTAAACAGTGGATCGCTAAACAGGATCCTAGTACTGGAGTCTTTACGAAGTCTTGGCTCATCTATCCCTGGTACGCAGAAGTCGGGACTCCCAGTCAGGCAGTGGGATCAGTACCGTTCACCAACACTCCGTATGGGTTCACGAACTTCTGGAATGGTGTCAACACGGATGCAGCAACTTGCTTGGTAGGGACTTATCTAGTAGTTCCTATCGCTGCTATCTATGAACTGAACTACTCAGTTCGTGGAAATAATCCCACCAACAATGATGCAGTCCTGTCGGCTCATATCTCCCTGAACTCAGACCAGAACTATATGTGGTCAGAGACTCTGGAGAAGTGGAACGGGAACTATACAGTTAACTCATGTCAACGAATGATGAGACTGAGTGCAGGTGATAAGCTGAACATGAACATCTGGCAGAGTTATGGGGCACCAATGGCAGTGTCGATTGTTCTTCAAGTTGGATTGGTGTGTCCAGTATGACTATCACTAACACTGCCAAGCTCGGCATCCCTGTCGACACATTGGGTGAGGGTCTGATCTCTACTCAGCCTAACTCCTGGAAACGAGTAGATACTGCGGCAGGAGTCATGACTTGTACGTCGACTGCTCCAATCTCGAACAGTGATCTCTACGATGGCGCCATTGTCGCTGAGAAGGACACTGGTATCTCTTGGAAGTGTAAGTCTGACGGCTCAGGTGGATTCACCAAGCTCTATCTGAACTATCCGTGGTGGGTCATCAAGTACTTCTCCAATGGACTTGCCAACACTGGTTCCAATGCTGACACAGGATTCGATACCTACTATCAAGGAGTCAATGCTCCCGATACAGATGTCACTGTACCTGGATTGAACGGTATCAGAGTTCCCATCAAGGCACTGTACTCATTCACTTTGTACGCCAGATGGAATGGGAATGGTGCAGGAGTTCGTCGTGTATCTCCAAGAATCAATGCTGCTGTGGTATTAACTGACTGGGAACAGGTAGATCAGGGATATGGTTCTCAGGTTATTGGTCAGATCTGCAAGTTTCAACGTGTCATGAATCCTGGAGACTTTATCATGGGACAGTATTGGCAGAACTGTGGTGCACAGTTGGGGTACGGTACTAGTTGTTGGGTAACTCTGATTAGGCCAGTGCGATGAGTGCACCTTCAGGAGAACGCGGAGCAACTGCTCAGAGAGCGGTACAGGAGTTCCATACCAATGATGATCTCAATGCTCGGCCCGAGTCTCACCATCATGACTTGGGAACTGGGAGAACTCAGGGAAGTCCCGGCTCTCATAATCATGATGGCGTTACTAGCATCGCTCTCATGGCTGGAGTGACATTCACTGGATCTCGGACTAGTAACGCAGCGGACATCATCAATCAGATCTGCAATGCTCTTGTCAATGTGGGAGCGGTGAACAACACAAGTGCCTGATTCTGTAAGACGACAGTTGGTAGAAGAGTCATGTATTCTGATGCACAACGCTTACGAAACCGCCGCGAAACAGTCGGGCTGGAAGACTCAGAAGAAGTCTCGTGTTACGTGGGAAGAGTTGCCGGAAGAGAACAAGACTACAATGCGTATTGCCGTTGGTGCGCTCGTAGACTTCTTGTCGGAGAGACTGATGCACCATACACAACGTGAAGTCTCCGGCATCGACATTCCACTAGGACCTATGAAACTGGATCACCATGCCCCGGAAAGATGAGGAACCTCCGAACTTCAAAGACATGGTGGAGTTCCTGGCTAAGCAGTTCCAGAGTCAGGCAGATGAACCGAACATGCACGCCTATCAGCCTCACACGAAGCAGATGGTGTTTCATACCAGTTCTCAGAAAGCGAGACTGTACATTGGTGGAAATAGATCTGGCAAATCGGTTGGTGGAGTTGTCGAAGACTTGTGGTGGGCTACAAGACGCCATCCTTATCGGCCGGTTCCCGACAGAGCCATCCGAGGCAGAGTTATCGGAGTGGACTTCATTAACGGGATCCAAGGTATCTTACTGCCAATCTTCAAGAGATGGATCGTACCTAGTGACTTGGTGGGTGGGTCCTGGGAACGAAGTTGGCACAACTCAGAACGAACACTCACTCTCGACAATGGGTCAGTGTTAGACTTCAAGTCTTACGATCAGGATCTCGACAAGCACGCTGGTACCTCTCGTGACTTCATTCACTTCGATGAAGAGCCACCGAAGAGTATCTTCAACGAGAATCTAGTCCGACTCATCGACACTGGTGGTAGCTGGTGGATCACCATGACTCCTGTCGAGGGAATGACTTGGGTCTATACAGATCTCTATGAGAAGTGGTTCACCGGACAGAGGCATGATCTCGATGTCATCAAGGTGGACATGAGTGATAACCCATACCTGAACATCGAAGAGAAGATGCAACTACTAGCTTTTCTAGGAGATGATGAACGAGAGAAGCGGGAACACGGCACATTTGTTCCCAAGGGTGGACTGGTCTTTCCATCGTTCCAAGAGTCAGTACATGCAACACTTCATGGATGGCGCCCGCCTAGTGATTGGCTTGTGTATCAGTCTATTGATCATGGGCTCAATAATCCTACTGCTATCCTTTATCATGCTGTCTCTCCTGACGGCTCTTTGATTGTCACCTTCAAGGAGTTGTATGGCCGTAACAAGCTAGTCAGAGAGTGGGCACAAGAGATCCTGGAGTTTGAACGAGAGTGGGGAATCGCACCTTTTTTGCGTACAGGGGATCCTGCTATGAAGCAGAGGAATGCAGAGAGCGGGTCCTCGATCCAACAGTTGTACAACGACATGGGAATCTATCTTGCTCTGGACTCAGTGCCACGCGCTGTCGATCCTGGGATCAACAAGATGACTCAGTACATGCAGTTGAATCCACAGACAGGTCGCCCGTTCTGGCAAATATCAGACTGTCCAAACTTGACGAGAGAGCTAAGACAACTACACTGGTCGTTCTACGCATCAGGAAAGATGGAAGACGCAAACAATCCAAAGGAAACTATCCATAAGAAGGATGACCACGCACCCGATGCAGCGCGGTACTTCTTCACTTTCCTTCCTGAGTTGTCTGCTCTAGGTCTGGATCTCAAGCCAAGAGAGCCTGACCCATCTGTCGGAATACCTGTCGGGACTATCTGGGACATGCTGAACAATCACACAGGTGAGTTTGTTGACAGCGGTAAAGGATGGGAAGTATCCTCTGGCTTTGGAGTAATGTCAGATTATTGGGAGGAAGACTATGCCTAGCTCAGAACCCTTCTCTTTGATCCCTGTCGGACTGTTACCGAACCCAGGGATCTGTCGGCTATGTGGCTCTAATCAACGAGCCTGTGTCGACTTCGGACTCACCTTCGACTATGAGGGTGCAGTCCTGATCTGTGTGAGTTGCATGCAACAGGTGAAGCATATCGACGAACTGGGCTTCATCGACCGTAAGACTGTTGAGTCAGTCATCGAAGCCAACAGACAACTGATGCTCAAGCAGACTGCTTTGGATCTCTTGAAGAAGGAGTTGTACGATGGAGTGGTGGCAGTTCTTGATTCTTATGTTGCTGCCGTTGATAACCATATTAGGGATATTCTACCAATCTCAGTCGATTCTCTTGAAGATTCAGAGAAACTATTCTGACTCGACAGACCGTCAGATAACTCTTCTCCGACACGCAATAGACTTACTGTCGTCAAAAGATCCGATGACTTTCCAGGCTATTGCGGAACCGGTCCTGCCTGTGTATGCTGAGTATGATCCAAGTGATGAAGCAGAGATCCAGCGGATGAGAGAACGGGGCGAAAGTGACGGCGCCATACTCGATGAATGGAGTGACCAAGACTCCGCAGAGTTCATCGCCGCTAGATCCGAAATCTTTGGACAATAGTACTCCTGCCAAGGAACTGTCAGATCAAGCAAAGCGACAGTTGGTGTCCTGTGTTAAGGGCATGTATGACAAGTGGAAAGCTCAGAAGCAGAGAATCCGTCGTCAGTGGGACATCAATCTGGAGATGTATGGTGGGAACCAGTACATCACACAACTCTCGGGAAAAGGAAACCCCCGAGGACTCTCTTCTATCGGCACTCCTAGTAGTGCTCGTCACCGCGAAAGGTCTGTCACCAATAGAATCAAGCCCATTATCCGGACAGAGATTACCAAGCAGACCTCCCAAAAAGCCTCAGTTACCGTGGTTCCCGCATCTGGGGAAGATGACGACCTATTCGCTGCCTCAGCGGGAGAGTCAGTCTGGGAGTTCCTCTACGAACACGAACACATCCAATGGAAGATGGAACGTAACGCATTCTGGACTTCCACTTGTGGTAATGGATTCGTCAAGACTTGGTGGGACAAAACTAAGCAAGATAGTCTCTTCAAGAATGTAATGGGGATGCCGACTGTTGGCAACATACAGTTCGGTGTGGTGACTCCGTACAATCTCTTCGTGCCTGATCTTCTGTGTGAAGACATCGAAGATCAGCCAGGAGTCATTGAAGCCTATACGCGACCCGTCGAGTGGGCTAACAAGTTCTTTGGTGGTGACTACTCACCCACCATTGTTGCGAAGACTGAGATCTTTGAGTCTAGTTACTTCCAAACAACTGGAGAGACTGGCAACAATCAGCCTGACTCTGTCCTCATCATTGAGGCATGGGTGAAGCCTGGTTGTATCAAGGAACTCAAAGAGGGCGGATTGGTAACGATCTGCGCTGACAAATTAGTCTCTGTGACTGAGGGCATGTGGTACTCCCATGAAGAGTATCCATATGCTCATACCAAGCATGTGATGACTGGCAAGTTCTATGGCTCGTCTGTTCTCGATGACATCAACAGTCTCCAGCGTGAGTACAACCGCACGAGATCTCAAATCATTGAGTCGAAGAACAGAATGGCTCGGCCACAGTTGTTGGCTCCTATGGGGAGTTTCGATGTCGCCAAGTACACATCAGAGCCAGGTCTGGTCATCCCCTATAAGCCTGCACTCGGAAAGCCAGAGCCTCTACAGATCCAACCGATCCCGAACTATGTCCTCCAAGAAGTCGAGAGAATCATCTCTGACATGGAAGACATCTCGGGACAACACCAGGTGTCGAGAGGAATGGCACCTGGACAGGGTGTTGTTGCAGCGACTGCTATTGCGTACCTTCAAGAGAAGGATGACGCAATCATCTCTACCACTATCTCAAGCATTGAACAGACGATCGCTAAGATGGCACGGCAGAGTCTCACTCTCGCAGTCGACTACTGGGATATTCCTCGAATCATTCGAGTTGCGGGAACAGACAGATCTTTTGACAGTTTTATGCTCAAGGGCTCTGATATTGCGAACGGGCTTGACGTCAGAGTCGAACCCGGAAGTGCTCTACCACAGAGTAAAGCTGCTCGACAGGCTTTCCTGATGGATCTGTTCCAGAACAAGGCTATCTCTGCTGAGCAGATGCTCGACATGATGGAGATCGGTGGCGTCCAGACTCTTGTCGATCGCATGAGAATCGACATGAGAGTTGCACAGCGAGAGAATCTTCGGATGAAGAGACTGACTGTGCAAGACATCTCGATGTACATTCAGCAGACAATGCAGGGAGCAATGCAGGGTGCTCCTGGAACTTTCGATCCACAGCGCGGTATTCCGACAGTTGATCCGGGGAACCTGACTACCTATCCTCCGATGGTCCCAGTCAACAAGTGGGACAATCACGAGGTACACATCACTACTCACAACAACTACCGTAAGGGACAAGAGTTCGAGAATCTTGCTCCCGAGGTCAAGGATCAGTTCGAGAAGCACATTGCGATTCATGAGTCCTATGTCTACATGAAGACTATGAATCCGATGGCAGGCATGGCTCAGGCTGGCGCTCCCAACTCACAGCTGGGAATGACTCCTGAGATGATGACTGGTCCTGACCAGTCCGGAGGACAGCCTCCTGGAATGGGAAGTCCTGGTGCACCCCCAGGAGCAGTACCTCCAGGGGGCGGTCCTCCGCCAGATCAAGCAGGCGGACAACCTCCGCCGATGCCACAGTGAAAGGGGGTGACTCATGGCAAACATTGATATGTGCTCCGGCTTTGGTCAGGGAGCAACTGTCACTGACAAGCGTTGGACTCCGACAGACACGGCAGATCCAATCACGTCCGCAGAGTTCGTGGCGACACAGGACATCAGAACTATTGATCTCTGGCTGAATACACAGAACGCTGCGTACTGGACCCAGACTCGACTCAACCAGGAAAGTTTCTGGGACAAACTGTTCTACCTGCGTAACCAGTCTTCTGCTCCCGGCGGACTCGCGTAGTACCAACTCATCTAGCCCAGGGCCGTAAGGTACAGGCACAGTAAGGACATGAAGTGACTGAACCAGCACCGACAGGCGTGTCAGATAGTGGCCAGGGACTAACTGACCAGGGACAAGTCTCAAGCACCAGCCCGGCATCCACCACGCAGACTTCCCAGGAACAGCCTCTCAACCCATCTTGGGAACCAGTCCTCAAAGACCTTCCTGAGTACTTCCACGAGAAAGCCAAAGGACACTTTCGTTCGTGGGACGACAACTATCGGAAGCTGGAGTCCGAGTACAACAGCGCCAAGGAAAAGTACTCGCCTTATGAGCAGTACTTAGGTGTCGATCCTGACGCTATCAAGTATGGTCTTGGGATGTTGCAGAGAGTCCAGAATGAACCAATGGCTCTCTACACAGCACTCCAGGAGCATGTGCGGCAGTTGGGCTTGTTGAAAGACGAGCAGCAACAGCAGCAACAAGCATCCGACCCAAACAGTGTGGACCTGTCGGAAGATCCACGCTACGCAGAGTTTGTTGAACAGCAGAGACGTCTTGATGAGCGACAGACAGCGATTGACCAGTACATCCAACAGCAAGTCTACGACCAGCAAGTGTCTGGCTACGAGAGAGACGTAGATGGTCAGGTGCAATCTGTCGTCCAGAAGTATGGACAGAATGCAGTTGATGTCGAAGACTTGCTCCAGAGGATGTTCATTCAGACTCAGCGCGGAGGTAACTTTGACGCAGAGGCTGCTTATCAAGAGCAGATTGGTACGTTCAAGAGACTCTACGAAGCGCAATCTAAAGGTCGTCCTGCTCCGAGTGTCATACCGACCGGTGGGGGTACACCTGCACCATCAGGTGAGATCAACCCGAAAGACATGAACGAGGATCAGCGGAAAGCGTACTTCAAACACTTACTGGACTTGGCTAACTCTGGAGGTTAACAGATGGGTACTTCTCTCTCCACTCTCACGGGTGTGATGAAGGAGGTGTATGACGGCAAACTTCGAGATCAGTTCAATGACGAAGTTGTTCTGCTGAAGAGAATCCAGCGGAATGGCGGCGGCTCGACTATCTCTACGAACGTGAACGGCAAGTATGTCACGTTCCCGATTCATGTCTACCGGAACACTGGTATCGGCGCCCGGCGAGAGGGAGAGAACCTCCCGGCTGCTGGCAACCAGGGTACTGCCCCGGCACAGGTCCGCTTGAAGTATCAGTACGGAACTGTGCAACTGACGGGACAGTCGATCCGTCTGGTGGACAAGGACTTCCAGGCTTTCATCTCTGCAACTGATCTGGAGATGAACGGTCTCAAGAACGATCTCGCCAAGGATCTGAACCGACAGATCTACGGCACTGGCTCTGGTGCAATCGCCACGGTGTCTACTGTCGGCGCGAACACTGTTGCGACTGTGACTTCTGGCATCCAGAATCTCCAGGTGCAGGAGTTGGTGGATGTCTACACGGCAGCCAACTTGGCGGCAGACAGTACGGCGAAGAACACTGCTGTCACTGTGACTGCTGTCGACACTGCTGCTGGCACCGTCACTCTCGGTACGTCTGTCACCTTCGCGGCCGGTGATGTTCTGGTCCGGACTGGCAACGCCAATCGGGAGTGGACTGGACTCGCGGCGATCGTGAACAACAGTGGGACTCTCTACAACGTGGATCCCAACACGTATCCGATCTGGAAGTCTGTGGTTGACACTGGTACGCCTCCCGGAACTCTTCGGCCGATCTCTGAGTCGGCAATGATCCGGAACGTACATGCTGTCCGTACCAATGGCGGCAAGGTGTCTCTGCTCATCTCTTCTCTCGGAGTCCAGCGCGCGTACTGGAACCTGTTGGTTCAGGCGCGGCGATTCTCCAACGTCAAGGAGTTCGCTGGCGGGTACTCTGGTCTGACCTTCACGACTGATGCGGGAGAGATCCCGATGGTCGCAGATGTCGACTGCCCGTACAACACTCTCTGGGGAATCTCGGAGGACAACATCCGGACCTACCGCGATGCGGACTGGGACTGGATGGACTATGACGGATCTATGTGGGACCGTGTCCCCGGATCTGTCGCGGGAACCATCAAGGATGCCTACCAGGCGACTATGTACCAGTACTCTGAACTGGGAACTGATCGCCGGAATGCGCACTTTGTGATGAAGGACATCACGGAGTCCTGAGTTCCCTGTCGGGAGGGTTACCTTGGACTGTCATGCACAACAGTCCAAGGTATCCTGCTTGACAGGGGGAGCAGATGAAATGGTATGAGGTAGTCCGAAGAGTAGTTGTCTTCACCCTTGGTGTGCTCTGTTTCTTGAAGGGTATCTTCTATGAGGATAACTCTGTTCCTGAACTCATCATAGGTATGATCATGGTAGGAATCTTACCTATTGATGATCTGTTTTTCTGGCCTCCTAGAAGGAAAAGAGATAGAGATGCCGACGGTAGCTGATAACGAGTACGCGGCTCTCGCTGCTGTCTATGGTCCTGGGTTGTCTATGCAGGATATGCGACGTAAGAAGTGGGCTGGTGATCTCAAGACCAGTATGAATGATCTTGAGAAGACTTACTATCCTGGCAATGACTCCTGGAGTCTGTCAGAAGAGAAGTACAAGGCGATGGGAGGCGATCCCAAGAACTCTCTGTCGGACAACTCAGGTAGCTACTGGTCAGGTGGTAGTGTCGCTCCACCTGTCACGGTTCGGAATATCGTTGACCGGCCAGCACCGGTAGCAATCTCCAATTGGGCAAGTAACAATGCCGCTATGTGGGCTCACACCTATACCGCTGGCACAATCAGTATTGAAAGACTAGCCGGTGCAACTCCACTTTATACGGCATCTGTTTTGGACACCGGTTTGATTACCGCTAACCCTGTCTTACCTGCTGGTTCACAATGGCAACGATCAGTTGAGGTATTCAGTACCGTACCGGTGACAGTAACCATTGCAGCCATCAATGGATTCCCAACAGGGCAAGTGATCCCTGCCAATGTCTGGACAACGATCCGTAACAATTTCATTGCCGATGGTGTAGCGCGGTACCTCATGTGTTTCTATCTAGTGGCGGCTAGTGATCCGGGATTGGGAGTCCTGACACAACTACGGCACGCAATGTTGGTTGAGGACAAATCTGTCTGGCGAACCAATCAGGCTATCAACCCCGGTTACGAGAGCGGCAACAACTGTATCAACACAGCAGATGGTTCGAGATATGCGATTACAGCTGATACAGTTGCACCTATTGGCGGTACTAAATCAGCACTGTTCACACGTATTGGACCGCTCAATACTACCATTGCACAAATCATAGGAACTAATGGATCTATAGTTAGTAAGATTCCGGTGACAGAAGGACAACCCATCACCGGTGGATTGTCCGTGAAAACAGACCAAGCTAACGCCTCTGTCACTACTAGATGGTATTGGTACGATTCTGGCAACACACTAACAGCGGGAACACCTACAATCAGAGTCACCGGTTTAGCAGCAAACACCGTCATTAGAGTAGTTGAAACTGGAACTCCACCATCAGGAGCTGTTACGGCGTGGTTTGTCGTTACTGTAATTACTGGTAGTGGTAACTGTGTTGGTGGCGAAAAGGCATGGGCTGATCTGCTCACATTGGAGTACGGAACCACTGACGGAAGTCCGTTATGTCTTACAAATGGACTAGCTAGTTGGACTGGTGCAGTTGACGCCAGTACGAGTGTTGTTGCCACGAAACAAATTGCCTATGCAGATGGTGGCTCGACAGGTTGGAATTGGGAAGGAACAGCTAACGCTAGCCCTAGCACTGGACCTGCTTACTATGTGAAGGACACTCTACTTACCTTCTCATCTCAGGCTGCCTGTGATGTGTTGTATACACCTGCTCCGACTATTGTCATCACTGCACAGAGCACCACTTCTATTGCTGGTGCTGTACTGACGGCACCTACTGATGCGAAGTTTACCTATCGTGCTGCTGGTGGGTACGCTCTTGGTACACCTTTCCCGTTCACCACTGTTGTAGCACCTAACAGTAGGTACAACAACGCATATGCTTCACCTTCTACTGCTGGTGTCTCGTTCCTGCACACAGGTACTGAGTTTGAGTGTATGTTCTATCTGGCTAGTACCTCAGGATCACTGAGACTTAGGATAGATGGTCAGCGTGTGACTGCTCTACCTGTCATGTCACTGACTGCTAACGGTTCCCGGTATGTGTGGAAAGTGACGTTCGGTAGCTCTGCCACACGACGCATTGACGTCGACAGTGGGTACAATCACTTTGGTGGTATCTTCCTGGCTGCTGGAAATACCATTGCTGCTGTCCCTGCTCTGACCAAACGTTGTATCCTGTTTGGTGACAGTATCGTCAATGGTTCTGCGAGTACTACCGGACTGGCTAACGGTACCTGGAAGCAACTGTTCGACAAGTACTGTGGCATTGATGACATCTGGGATGCAGCTATTGGTGGAACAGGTTACCTAGCTCGTGGTCCCGGTGCAGGTGTCAATACTGAGAACATGCAGGCTCACATTGCTGATGCTCTGAACTGGTCACCTAAGATTGTTATTGTGTTCGCAGGTACCAATGATACTGCGTTCACTGATGTGCAGGTAGGTGCTGCTGCCGCAACATTGTATCAAAGCTTGAAGACACTCCCTGTCGGTACAGAGTTCTATGTGTGGAGTACATGGTGTCCTGTTGTGACACCTGGTGCATCTGTTATCGCAAGAGATGCTGCACTGAAACAAGCTGCTAAGGATGCAGGATTCCCTTTCTGGTGTATCTACTCAGGTGATCTCTATGGTAGGTCAGGACAGTTGCTTGGCAACATTGGACCTATGATTCGTAATGCAGGAGATGTAACTACCTTCATTCAGGGTGACCTAGTACATCCGACAGATGCAGGCAACACACGCATTGCTCAGATGGGACAACTAGCTATGCAACTTATGGCTCCGAGTTCGTGAGGAAGAGATGAGTCACCCACTGTTCGGTAGCAACTATCGGTACAACGAAGAGGCAGGGCGGTTTGTCAACGCGAATCACGAGAGAATCGCTACCATCATCCATGAATATGACCCTCGACTTGCACTTGCCTGGATTCCTCCAGAGAGTCGGGACCCGGTTGATGTGTACCCTTATGTTGTCGTCTACCAGCATGACGATGGGAGTCAGCAGGCAGTCTTCTATCTTACCGAAGCCGAACTTGATGAGCGTGTCCTTGCACGACTCTTCATGAATGACTTCAACAAGCATGATTCTGATGCTCTGTGGAATCAGATGCAGGCCAACCAGATGGCAGCACAGTTGGTAGAACAGAAGAAGATCGAGGATGAAGCTGCTGAGAAGTGGGAGTACGGAGAGTGGGCTCTCAAGACTCGTCTCAACACTTGGAAACATAACGGTAAGAAGTGGAGAGAGTAGATGCCAACTCCGCAGGCAGTACATACCCTGTCGGACGTGATGACGTATGTGAAGCGACAATTCGGTGACGAGTCTGGTGTGCAACTGACGGATGCTGATATTCTCCGTTGGACTAACCAGGCTCAGATGGAGATCGTCAACAAGAACCCGATGATTCAGGCTGTTGCTACTCAGCCAGCAGTTGCGGGACAACAGACGTACTCTATCCCACCGGACATGATTCAGATCGAATCTGTCATGTATGACGGAAACATCTTGGAGCCACAGAGCTTTGAGGGTATCAGGTCATACCTAGGTACAGACAACAGTGTTTCAGGTATACCGATGTACTGGTACACCTGGGCGAATCAGATCTACCTGTGGCCTGTTCCGACAGGGACCAAGACCATCTCTGTGAACTACAGCAAGATCCCTGTCTCAGTAGCAGTGTCGTCAGACTTCCTCGGAGTTCCTGACAGGTACTACGACAGGGTCTGTGAGTACGTCATGTCCAAGGCGTATGAGATGGATGAGGACTGGCCTGCTAATCAGTCTACTCGGAAGCAATTCGAGGACAAACTGATGGAAGCCAACAACGCAGAGAAGAACATGATCGGTAAGTTCTACGTTGTCATGGATAGCGAGTACGAATGACCAACCCTGTCGGACAGACTGCTGTCAATGCAACATCTTCTCAACAGGCCGCTACCAGTTCTATCTATGGTACGCGGTTTGATCCCGACTCTAAGCCGTTCTACATCGGCGGTACAGCAACAAAGCTCGGACCTTTCATCGGTGGACTACACAACTCATCTGGTTCCGGAGAGTTCATCCAGAACGATGAGTTGTATGAACTCATCAACATGGAAGTCGACACTGATGGATCTCTGGTCAACAGACCACAGATCAACATGTTCACTACGACAGGTATCACCAACACTGACAACTGGTCATTCATCGGGACTTACCTACCGTCTGATGGACGCAAGTTCATCGTTGCCTATCTGCCGTCTCTTCACAGAGTCATGTGTATTGATGTGGCGACTGGTCAGATCGGTGGTGGTGGTGCTGGGTACCATGACGGTATCGACACTGTCTGCTGCATTCAGTACGGAAACAAACTGTGGGTCGTTGCTCAGAATGCCAGCACAGGAGGCGGTGGGTACTTTGATGCTCCAACTCCGACAAGTCTTACCTGGACCGCAGTTGCGTCAATGCCAAGAGGCGAAGATGTCGCACAATATCGAGAGAGAATCTGGGTTGCCTGTGGTATCGGGGCGACAAGCAACACTTCTCGATTCTTCTTCTCTGCTGCTGGCGACCCGTCTAGTTGGCAGTCTACTGACTTTGTCGATGTCGCTCCTGGCAATGGGCAGAAGCTCGTATCTCTTGTACGACTCGGCAATGACCTTGTACTGTTCAAGGAACACTCAACTCATAAGTTCACATACTCAACAGATCCTCGCAAGGCTGAGTTGAATGAGATTGACGCCACTGTCGGAGTCCCAGCCATCAACTGTGTTGTGGTGTATAACAACAACACCATTTACAGCCTGCATGATAACGCTGTATACGAACTCTTCCAATACACATACAGTCGCATTTCAACCGCCATTAATATGGAGCAGAACTCTGACCTGGATCTGTTCTCCAAGGATCAGTATGGGCTCACCCTACACAGAGATCGTCTCTTCGTCCGATACTTCCGAAATCTGTATGTCTACTCTCTCCGAGTCAAGAGATGGAGTACATGGGTAAGTACTCGGAAGTTCTCCAATGTGGTGGTGATTCCAAGCGCGACTGTCGGACTCGACACTGCGTACACAACAACAGCTTCTCAGGCTAAGCCGACAGAAGCTTATTACTTCCAAGACATCAGACGCACCGATGATGTAAGTGCTGTCGGTTCAAACATCGAAGTCTTTCAGGGACAGATCACTACCAAGACTTACGACTTCGACACTCCACAGTCTTTCAAGGTGATCTTCTGGTGGGGCATAGCTATTGCTACATCAGGTAAGTTCAGCACAAGTCTTCTCATTCCCAATGCCAGAAAGAACATGACTTACAGAGAAGCCAAGACTCTGTATGGAACTTGGGGTGCTGCACAGACAGCTAAACAGGCTTGGGCCAGTAACACTCCTGTCTTGATTACGGAAACTATCTTGCCAACTCTTGGCAGATACGCTCGCAAATTTGTGAAACTCCAGAAGAAAGTCAGGTTCCGACAGATCTACTTCACTCTCAACTTTGACGTGATTAGCAATGGCGGTATTGCTGACGCATCACTTAGAGTGTATGATCTAACTGTACACATCAAGCAGAAGGAAACTGTCAGCAAGGAGACCTCGTAATGACAGAGCCGTGGCGAGATCAACTTGCACTGATGGGCAAGAGTAAGGCTGGTGGCGGATTCAATCCATATGCTGCTGGTGCGAAACAGTACGGTCCCAATGGTGGGACTCAGGCAACTGTTGGTCCTGTATCTGCTGAGGGTCAGAGAGGCTATCAGCAGAGAGATCAGGAACAGAGAGCCCGACAGCAGGCAGTCTTGCAGAGAATGCAGGCTGCACAGCAAGGCAACTACATGTCACCAGCCTATCAGTGGGGAGTGAAGTAATGCAGTGGCAAGACGTAGTACTCATCGTCATTCTCATCTTCACAGCGATTCTGTTGTTACTGGCACTCATGGGATACCGGAGGAGAGTCTGATGGCCGGACAGCCCCCTTGGCTGAAGTCCAAGGGCAAGAGCAATCTGTTGGATGATCCGGAAGACAGAGCCGAGGCGAAAGCAGGTCATCCTCCGACAGCCAGAGAAGAGGCTCAGGAGGACAGTGGCAAGAGTGCCAAGAAGCAAGCTATCTCCAATCTGATGGCGAGGGCAAAGAAGGGAGGCGGCAAGTAATGGCTGTTGTCTATGGATCTCCAGAGTACTACGCGGCACAGGCAAAGCCGTATGTCGCTCCTGCTCCGGCCAAGCCACCTGTCATCTACGGATCTGCTGCATATCAGGCTGCACAGGCAAAGCCATATGTCGCTCCCAAGCCTGTCTACAATGATGTCAAGCCCAAACAGAACAACAATGTCAAGCCGCAACAGAACGCACCACTACCGTCCAACAAGGTTGGCTCTGCTGGTGGATCAGGTAGTGCTCGTACCACTAGTTCTGGTGGGAGTTCCGGAGGGGGAGGCGGCGGTGGTGGATCTGTTGGTGGCGGAGGCGGTGGCGCTGGTGTTAGTGCTTCTTCTTTTGCTGCTCCTGCTCCTGTCATGGAAAACATTACCATTCCAGACGCACAAGCAGACGAGAACTATCAGCGAACTGTCGGAGATCTGGCTAGAGCCCGAGCAGACTTTACTGCTCAGCAAGGACTTGCCCGGAATCAGTATGACTTCGGTTGGAATGATGCCAAGCGGAGAATGGGATGGGATGACACTGCTGGCAAGTTCGACAGAAGTCGTCCAGGAGCCTACGGAGAGTCTGTCACAGCAGACGAAGGTGACTTCGCAGGAAGAGGAATGCTGCACTCCGGACTCTACCTGAACTCTCTGGGAGACATCGACAGGGACTTTGGTGATAGGAAGTCCAGTCTTGACACTGCTAGGAATGACAACGTCAACACTCAAGGTCAAGCTCTGTCGACTTTCTCAGGCTCTCAGGATGCGACCAAGCAGTCTGCTCTGACTGACGCAGTATCTCGTATCGCTTCCAAGTACGGCATTGATCTGGGAGCAGTTCCGAAGGGAACTGGTCCTACCACGATTCAGCGACAGGTGGTGTAAGTTGTGGCAAATAAGCTAGCACCGTCTGATGTTGCAGCATTGAAGAAAGCTGGGTTCACTGCTGCACAGATCAACAAGATTCAGTCCGGTACTGCTGAGACTGCTCTGATGAGTAGTGCCAAGAGAGTTCTTGGTCAAGATCCTCAGACCAGGTACCAGACTGAACAGAACTCTAACATCGGGAATCAGAACAACAGTCCTCAGACTGCTGGCGGTTGGGGATCTCTCGGGACTGCTCTCGGTGGTATTGCAGATCCTCAGAAGTGGGCTGACTTCTACGGCTTCGGCAACGGAGTTGCGAAGACTGCTGCCAACAATGCTGACTTTGCCAACGGTCAACGATCTGTCGCGCCTCCAAGTTATCTCAAGCAGATGCAGCAGACTGCCAATCTTCCTCAGCATGGCATCGCAACTGTCGGAAACGCACCTAGTGCTTTCGACTATTCCAAGAGTATCGGTGGAGACAAG